TACTAGCTACAATAGCTTCTATTGTAAGAGTAGTAGCTGCTCCACCTGTTTCTTCTTTAATCTCTCCTGTTGATGTATCTCTATAGGCAACATTACCAGTCGTGAAACTAACCGATGCGTCTGCTGTATATTCTAAAGCAGGAACGTTCGGAGATTGTGTTGCGAGTCTAAAGGCCATCTATTTTTCCTTTGGAAATAGAGCTTCGACTTTCTCAGTTTGAGCTATAATCTGGTCTCTATTTAGATTAGGATATTTCTTCTGAAGGTTGTCAATTTCGGATTCTCGGTCTCCTACTTTTTGAGAACCTCCGCCAAGTGAAAGACGACTTTTTTTAGCTAAATTAGCTCTAACTCTACTCCCGCTTTTATCTCCACCAGTTAAACCTTTGTAGATTCTAGAAAGTAACTTTCTATTTCCTGATAGAGTAGTTGGAGTTTTGTATAACGCAAACTCTTGTTGAACTAGCTTCCAATTCTCATCGTTATTGTAATCTGGATGTTTAGCGAGAAATTCATTTACTGCTTGAGTCTGAATACTCACTTGAGTTTTGGTAGATTGCTCGGACTTCCATTTATCTAACTCTTTGCTAGATACGAAGCCGTGCTTCTTTGCCCACACCTCAAGTTTCTTCTCATCCTTTTCGTCAATACCGTCAGATTTGGCAGCGTCAATAACACTTTGCTTGAGCTCTTCAACTTTGTTATTTAACTCTTCCACCTGCTTATCTTTTTGCTGACTTGCATCACGATATTTTGCAATACCTTGATTTAAGTTAGTTTGTTTTGTACGAAGTACTTTTACTTCAGTTTGAAGTTTAGTTGCTTCTTCAGCAGATAAAGAGGACTCTCCTTCTTTATTTTTGTCTGTATCTTCTGCCATAATATTACTGCCCGTTTAAAGCTTGGAGGGGCGAACTCCAGTTTCAGACTTTATTAGTATTTAAAGTTTCAACGCTTGTACACCAGTAATCATATTCGTTTGATAGTCTAATACTCATTACATTTTGTTCTGGTGTTTGTCCTTGTATAGGACCGAATTTGTAATCAGTATCAAGAATTACATCTTTGAGAATCTTAAAATCCTTCTTGTTCTCTTGATTAAGTTCTATGACGAAGTCTTCTTTGTATAAGTCAGTCTTTTGCTTAATGTATTCTCCTTCATCTATCTTATTAGCGAATACATAAACTTTTTTGCCATTCTCTTCTTTTACTTTGAATTCACCATTCTTTTCTTTAACAACATATTTTTCTTTCAATTCCTTTTCAAAGTCTAGCATTTCGTTTAACCTTGCTTCACACTTTCTGACAAATCTTGTTCTAGCTCTACTGAACTGACCTTTCAAAGATTGTATCATCAACCATTGAACTAATCCTGAGATATATTGATTTGATAGTTTAAATGTTTGTGGCATATTTTTTTATCTTAAATTCGGGTAAAGGTTTATTAAGTTTCTGATAAGTAGATACTATATTAGCTCTTACTTTATCGCAATGTCTTTTTATAGCATCAAAATTATTAGCAGTAGATAGATTCAAACTTCGTCTATCTTCTGGATAATATTCTTCTGATATAATATTCTCACCGCTATCTTTCTTATAATTTCCATCAGTCCCTACAAGAGGTCTAGTGGATATTGGAAGTAAAGATAATCTAGTAGGAACAATCAAAGTAAGTAGAAATCCTGGACCTTCTTTTCGAGGGTCTACTTCTACTCTAAAATCCTTTCCTAACATTTCGTCTACTATATTAAGGATTCTAACGTCAATTCCCTCTCTACTGGTTTTAGCAGCTTTAAGGTCATTAGCATCAACATCGAGTTTAAATCGATTATCTTTGCCCGTCTTTAATGCTTCTATTTCGATTTCTACCTTAGATAATTTCTCATCGAATTTACCTACAGTCTCTTTAATACCACTTAAAACTTTAATCAATTCTTCGTTTGGATTTTTCTCTTTTAATTCTTTTTTAATTTTCTTTTTCATTATTTCTTTAGCGTTTTAAGGAAGTTTAATTTATGTCCTTCCCATTGTGCCATCGCCATGATTATATCATCTACAGGAATGACAATATGTCGGTTAGCTACTCCTTTTGATTTCTCTTCTTCACTTAGTTTAAAACTAACATCATAAGGAAGTTTTCTAACTTTTTTTGATTTGAAGTTTGCTAATTTCCTTCTCTGTTCAAATTCTCCTATCATATATACGAATAAGAATAAGTCAAGATAATTTATGACATATTCATTTTCTCCTTCTTTGATAGTTACGGTATCACAATGAGTCTTATCTTCTTTATCCGCAATAAAATGAGGATAGAAGTCAAGTTTCTTATTGTTTTTAGATACTAGTGTCCACTTCTTTTTCATCCTTTATTTGCTTCAGAGTTTATTTTAGCAACTAATCTTCGCATTCCTTCTATAACACCTTTGTTGAAGAAACTCTTCTTTAAGAACTTATATTGGTCGCTATCATCTATATCCATCGTTCGAAGTTTATATTCTTCTGTTTGACAAATATAAAGTAAAACGTCATCAAAGTTCTCTAATAAGTTTCTACACTTTAATTGTAATTCTTTTTCTTCCATTTACTTATTGAACCAATTAAAGGGATTAAGTTTACCAGCTGCTTGAGCAAACTTTTGCCCAACTCCAGGTGATTGTGATTGTCCTTGTCCTAATCCAGGTGTTGCTTCTAGTTGTTTTGGCGGTACCACACTCTCTCGACCTTTACCTTGTTGTTGTTTCGCCTGACTCTGTGGATACAACTGTTGCATCCATTCATCAGGTAGCCATTTTTTAGGGTCTTTCTTAAAGCTCAACAGTATTTGTTTAAGAGCTTTTCCTACCATCTCTATCGGTTGTTCTAACATTGGTAGTATTATATTAGACATTCTAAGCGTATCTAACTTATCCATTTCTTCTGAAGATACTAACATCTTTTGAAAGTCTACCCAGATATCTCCTTCCCAAGATAACATATCAGGTCTTATTTTAAAGAATTTCTTATTCTCTGATTCTATAAACGTTCCTTTATCGTCTTGTTCTATATTCATTTGAGATTCTCTAAATCTATAAGCATAGAATTGTTCTTGTCCAATTACTCCTTCATTCTCTATAAAATAGAATTGCTTATCAGCATTTACTTCAGTTAGATAAGCCATTATCTCTTCTTCATTAGCTAAATGTTCTACGTCAAATTCTGAATATACTTGTTTAATTAAGTCTGCTCTATTTAAAGCTTCCCAGTTCAAAGCGAACTGTAAACTCTTTACAGGTAATCCTAATCGTTTCATTCCAGCTTCTCTGCTTAGACCTAAAGCAAACGCCTTCTCTGACGCTCTTATATTAGCGATATCTCCTTCAATTGTTTTAGTTATTCCTGTCTTGCTTTCTTCTTTACTTTCTAACCATTGTATTCTATCTAATCCAGCACTAGTTGGTCCAGGAATCTTAATAAAATTCATGTCCTGAGGATTTATTACTCTCTTTACTATCCCACTCTTTAGCTTAATATCTTCTTGTTCTAAGTCTTGAGTTCCACTATAGAATCCTGGAGGAGCCATACTAATAAGTAATTGTCGCACATCTAGATTTAAAATTCTGTCAATAAGAGTTTCATTTGCTACCATTAATTCTAATACTCCTAATCCATATATTGTTTCAGCACTCCTAAGATTATAAGGAGCTGTAACTAATGATATTCTTTTATTGTCTTGTGGTAAGTGTTCCCAAGCAACCATTACTCCATTAATCTCTACAATAAATCTATCTTTGTATTGGTCTTCAGTAAAAAATACTTCTGTCATTCCTTTCTTTAAAGATTTAGTAGTAGAAGTAGAATCTTCTGAACTAGTATCTCCATCTATTCTTTCTGTAACTACTCCACCTGCTTCAACGTATTTCATGTTAGGATAATCTTTTACTGGAAAGAGTCTCCTTACTTTATCTATATGCCATACTTCTCTCCACATCCAATCTATGATACTATAGAAGTCAAATGGTTTTGCTTCTTCATCAATCCAGACATTATGGTTGTCCATATTGATAAACGCAACATCATCCACTTTCTTTATCCTTTTTGTTTCATATGACCTTTTACCTTTTTCATCTATTCCTACTAAAAAGGTAGCATCGTGTTCTATAAGTTTATGATAAGTTCTACCTACAGCCCAACCACGCTTTGCCATATTAAACGTAAACAATAAGAACTGATAAAAACTATCAGTCTTTCTCCAAGATTTCTTCATCAATCCTCTAATCAATTCTCTATTAGCACTGTACTTGGCTAAGGTCTCTTCTAATGAATAATCTGGGTTATTCTGCATCAATATACTTAAAGCTGTTTGTACTTTACCAAAAGCATTACTGATAGCTACAGGTTTTTGGTCCGGGTCTAATTCAGATGGAGTAACGTTAGCTACTCTATTAAAGTATTCTTTATCGTGTTTCTTCATTAAAGCGTCTATATCTTTTCCATTTACATTCTTTCTAGAAGCTAAAAGCTCTATCTTTCTATCTTTATAGTATTGCCAAACCTTTAACTCTTCTCCCTCAGGATTATAGTTATCAGTTACTTCTATTGGTTTATCTATTTTTATTTGTTTATTTGCCATATTTCTTTCTCATCCACTGGTTAGGTCTATTTTTACGACTTAATAAATGTTGAGGAGTATTTGGAAACATTTGACTTAATCTGTTTTGTTGAATATATTCCTCTATCCTCTTTTGTGCTACTGTCTTTGGTAATTTAAACCTTGGTATAAGTTTAAATCCTTGTATCACTAATCCTGTCGCTATTACTCTATCATCCTTCTTTCCGTTCGGTGCTCCATATCCTTGTTTATTAGCTTCATCTGTCTTTATAAACACGTTGCATTCGTTTATAAGCTCCTTAGAATTGATTTCTATATCCATATTTCTAATAGCTTCTTCTAAATCGTTTACTAACTTAGGTTTTGTTACACCTGTTGTTCTCCAACCAAGTGACCTCTTATTCTTATTTGTCCTTTTATCAAGTGATTCTCTGAAGTATATATTTGAGTATTGATTCTTAATCTTACTAACAAATGTTAATCCAGAGCCATTAATTTCAGGAACTATCAAACAGTTATTATAATACTTTGCTATCGCTAATGCACTTAATGCTAATTCGTCAGGTGCAAGATAATTATTCGCTAACTCAGCTGCTTGACATCCGGTATTCGCATTAAAGATTTCTAATACTCCATTATCATTACCAGTCCCTTCACTCGTATCTACTCCCATTATATAATGAAAGCCTTTTAATGGTTGCTCCCATATCTTTAAGTCTTTCCATTTAATATCTTTCGGTAATGTCGTTATATGTTTATTTAGTATTGTTGAAGAGAATACATTACTTCCAGAAGCTATAAAAGCTTCTATATCTGTTGAAGGATATTCCTGCATCACTTTCCTTTTATGTCTTCTTACCTTTCCAATATAAAACAATAATTGTTCTTTATCTATTCCTAACTCTTTTACTATATTGGGTAGTAATCCAAATTCTTTTGCTAACGGATTGTATTCATCTATTATGTCTTTTAACGTTCTATTTGTTTGTATTCTATACTCTTCATCCCAAGTCCAATTATAAAAATGTTTTGTGAACTCACTCTTTGGGTCTGTCCATATGTCATACATTTGTCCACCTATTCCATTCGCTGTACTCTCTATCGACATTCTACCTCCATGTTCTGGAACTGATTCTAAAGCTGCTAACAATACTTCTTCAGAATTCCTCATAAAGTCAAACTCTGAAATATGTAAGTTATGCACAGTCTCTGAACGTGTCTCTGTTGTTACATATATTTTACTATTGATACTTGGAAAGTACAATTCATTTCTGTTATCAAAACTAGCTTTCGGTTTGAATTGTTCAGGCATATACTTATATGCTAGCTTTGCTATTTCAAATAAGGTTTGAACCTTTTCTCTCTTGTGAGCTAATATCGCTGTATTAGTATTTCTATGAGATATCGTATCATCAAAGTAATCTAATATCTTCTCTGTACTGAATCCTAACTGTCTTGCTTTAAGTATAATATCTTTAAAAGTACGATGTTTTCTATAATGCTGTTGAGCTTTATTCCCTATCATTACAGCTAGTCTCTTGTCTTTTGTTTTAATGTAATAACAATGGTCTTGTCTCCATGATTTAGTGTCGTACGTCCCTATCGATTTTTCTGCTTCTTCTCTTTCCATAGTTCATAATCTTACATTGTAAAATTGTATTACACTATTGGGGAGATTACTCTATTCCCCATCCTGTTAGGATGCGATGAGGTAGTGAGCCTACATCGTAAAAGACTTATGTCCTCTGCTCTACACCTTAGTTTTAAGGTCTAGAGCATTTTTAATTTTTCTACATTTCTGTAGAGCAGAAGACGTAATGTTAATTATTCATCACTTATTATAAAAAACATTGCTATACCAACAAATAACATCCCACCAAGAAGTGTTGCCATTTGATTATTTAATGTCCCTCTTACCATTTCACCTAATCCAAATCCCATTGACGTCATTGTTATTACTTGTATTATTCCTCCCATATTATCTATTGTTAAACCAATCTATTATCTTTTCTAATTGATTTATTAATACTGCGAAGAAGCTTAATGTTAAGAATCCTAAGATTGGAAGAGTTACACTAAGTATCCACATTCCTACCATGAACCTAAGTATTGTTATCATCGTTATTCTTTAGCTTCTTATATTTATTAAGCGACTCTATTAATGTGACTAAGTTAGTTGTTACTGATACTCTTTTTTCAGGAGCGTATTTTCCTTTTAACTTATAATACATATCAATTGATTTCCTCTTTGCCGGAAGGTTATCCATTTGATTGAGTAATAATAAGTGTTGCTTTACTACGTTATCATCATTGAATCCTGCTTTCTCTAGTATACTACTAATATAATTAAAGATGTTGGGTTTTCGTAAGTATTCTGAGGCTAAGCTAGATGCTACGTTATTATCTTTACAATTATATATTTCTAATGCTGGTCTTGTACCATTTCCATTTAACGTTAAGAACATTTCACAGAAGGCTTTTTCTTTTAATGTCAATTTGTATTTCTTATCGTCCAATCCTTTGAACTTGAATATCCCTTTTGTCTTAACTACTTTCTTTCTCATAAACCGCAAAGAAACTCATTGTTGAATGAATTCGTTTTAAACTCCTATCCTCTCCCTTAATAACTTAATTCGACGTATAACCATTAATGAATTGCCAAAATTAAGTAATAATTATTATCTCTGTATATATTATATATCTTTTTTAAAATAAAATCAACTACTATATATGAGAGGAGTAGGATTTGAACCTACAAGGAAGTTACAAAGATAGCCATAACCTTCTCACTTCCACTCATTATAAGCGCGTTTGCTTCCGCCATCCTCCCAAGAACTTACTTCTTTTATTCTTCGTAATCTTTTAATAACATAAACTTCATTGATGATAAACCATATGTTTCAGTTCTCCAAATTATATTATCCCCACAGAAGAATCTAATATATCCATCTAAAGTAACATCCATATTAATTCTTTCAGGTTTAAAGTTTTCTAAAGTATTGGCAAACCAAATATGGTCTGTATATATTCCTATTACAATTTTATCTTTCATCTTTTGCTTTTTAGTAGTCATATAACCTATCTCAAAGCAACCCCAACCACTATCGTGTTTATATCTATTCTTTTTTATATAACACCAAGCTTTATTCTTCTTTATTAACTTGTGCCATTTTTTAATCTCTTTATTATTCATTGTCTTTTAGTAGTTTAATAACATCCTCTATTGCTTTGTTGTATTCTTTATCATTATGAATTTTTATAAAACATTCTAATGGGTCAGCAATAATCCACTCCTCGCTTTTTTTTAACTTCTCTATCTCCTTTATTATTTTATTTATTGTCTTCATTGTCTTATTTAGATTAAATTAAACAACTTACATAATAACCATACATTGATAATCGCCCACCAAATAGATATTGTTACTATTAAAACAACACGCATAAATTCTTTTAATTCTTCTTTAAAGTTACTCATTGTCTTTAGCGTCTTTTAATTCTCTTATAAAAGTATATTTAATATCGTTCTCAATAATTGCAAGTTCCCAACCCTCTTTTTTTAAAGTCTCGTTTTGTTTTCTTGTGCGTAGGTTTTCTATCTCTTTATATTCAAACTTTTTCATTGTCTTAATAAGTTTTTATTTTCATAGATGTTTCCTATTACTTCCCATTCTCCATCCTCTAAT